CCTTCAACACAGAACCGAGTTTCGAGAATTTTCCTTCGCTGTCCTCGGCGGCATCTCCGGCATCATCCAGTTCTTCTTCCAGATCGTCAGCACTGTCGGCAACATCGTCCATTTCACGCTCGGCTTCATCCAAAGCGGTGTTATTACGGTCGAGTTCACGCTCCATGTCGTTCAGCGCAGCGGTGGCATTATTAAGCTGAATCTGCCACTGCTGTGTTCTGCGATCATTTTCACCGAAAGACTCGGAGGCGTTGGCAAGAGCCTGTCTCAAGGTCTCAATTTTCTGCTTTTGGGCTTCGATCTCTTTGTTCAGCACCTGGTTTCGTGCTGTGAGGGCTTCCACGGAGGTGTCGTTTTTGTCGAACTGCGACTGTACGACTTTCATTTCCGAGCCGAGAACTTTGAAGGACTGGTTGATATCGGACAGCGCCTTCTTGAACTCTTTTTCACCCTCAAGACCGATTTTCAGACCAAAATCATCTGCCATCTATACCACCTCCTTCGTCAGATTCCGGCAGGAATAATGTCATCAATGAACATTTCCCGTTTGGGTTTTGCCAGCCCGTTATACTGTTTGTGGCACTCCCAAAGATCCAGGAGTAAACCAAACGGCATCAGCCACACTTCATCCTGGGTCAGATGAAGGTGGGCGATGCCGTAATATAAAAGCCGAGTAAATAACTCTTCGTTACTTACTCGACTACCGCGTTTTTTGAGTCAGACTCACTTTCAACGTTGCGTTTGGTGCCCTTATACAGAGCCTCGGTGATTGCTACCTTGTAGGAAGCCAGGTCAACGGGAGTAGTGAGCAGTTCCACCACTTCCTCGGTGAGCAGTTCACGCTTATCATCCTTGTTCTTCAGATTGTGGACGAGGATGGACTGGTTTGCCAGAAGCGTAATCAGCCACACGATCTCACCGATGGCCATCTCGAAGTTCTCGGACTTCATCAGCTTATCGCCCAGGTTCTCCAAGCCGCCGTAACGTCCGGCGATTTCCTTGGTAGCCTTGGTGGTCAGAAGCAGAGTGTATTCCTCATCACCGATGAGGATATTGGCAGAGCGTTCAGTAATCATAGGTCATCCTCCTTATTCAGCGGCTTCGGTAGTATAGGAAGGCTCGTACACTTCCGAATACCAGTTGGTGATCACATCAGCGGCAACAGCAGCATCACCCTCGGTGACCTCTGCCTTCCAGGGATGCTTGTTCTGACCGTCCACCTTGTTACGGCGCAGGATCGTGCCTTCGATGGTGGGGGTGCTGAAGGTGATGCTGTCACCCTTGGTAGCAAGGTTCGTGGCAGGAACACCGAACTTCACACGGTACAGCCAGTAATACTTGTACTTGCCATTGGACTTCTTTGCACGGAAGCCAACAGCCACAGGAGCGCCACCGTCCTCACTTGCGGAGACCACGACACCGTTGGCATCAATGGTTGCGCCAGTAAGATCGGAAGCGGTGGATGCGCCGATATCATCAACACCCAAAGAAAGAGTGCCGGACTTGAACTCCTTGACGATTTCGGAAGCACCGTCATCGGCGTAAAGGGTTGCCTCCGCAAGTTCTACGGAGAGGTCGGCAGTCATTGCCTTTGCCAACTGTACCGGGGTCTCATAGGTTTCGTTGCCGTTTTCGTCCTCGGTGATTTTGGCGTAATACAGTTTATCAAGACCGATAGTAGCCATGATTTATTCCTCCATTTCATAGTGTTTTGCTACATCCACAGCGTAGTGGTGGTAGCCTGTTTCGGTTTCATAACCGATGTATCTGCGGTCGGTTATGGTGAAGTCAAATGCCAGAAGCGCTTTCACAACAGCGTTCTTTTCCTTTGTGTAGCTGCCCTGGGCATATAAAGATAGTCGAGCCTCCTGCACATCATAGCCGGGAGTGTTATCTGCATGGAGGTTGAAGGTGTCCGTGAGCGGAACCACCACAATGTACTTCGCAGGGGCGGCATCACTGAACACGCCTGTTTCAATAGGAAGATCCAAGCCGGAAAGTGCCGTCTGGATATCGGATAGTACGCTCATAACTTTCTGACCTCCTCTTCAAATTTCTGCTGCATCGCGGCTTTACACGCAGCCTTCGATGCCGATTTCGCAGGCTTCAAAAAGGGCTTCGGTGGCTGACCGTGTTTGCCATATTCGATGATATTGGCGAGTTTTGCGTTGCTGCCGCCATCACTACGAGGTTCGGAAAAGCCGACCTTCACGTTGTGATTGCCGTTCTTATCCGTTTTAGCAGGGGTCAGACCCAACGCAGACTCCAATTCGCCCGTGGATCGAGACTCGTATTTCGTTCCGGCACCGACCACGGAAGAAAGGTTGCTCTGTACCTTCTGCAGGACAACTTCGCCGCCTGCTTCCAGGACGGTTTCTGCAACCGCATCGAAGTTACTGCCAAGACGGGACATCCTTTCCAGGAACTCGTCCGGCATCTTAATATCAACCTTTGCCAACGGTAGCCACCACCTTTTTGGCAAGAACCTCCGTGTACATTCCACGGCCTTTCACATCCTCAACAGAGGTGATTTCGTAGCGGTCACCATCGCACACGATGATGTGATCGGTGGTGATGCCGATGCCGGGAATGACGCGAAAACGAAACAGATCGGTTGCTTCGGAGAATGCAGCGAGGTTTGCCCAACGCTCACTTCCGTGGCGACCTTCTCTGTAAACACGGACAGAAGCGAGGACTTCATCCACCGTAGTAGTGAAGCCCTCGCTGTCCTTGACCTTTTTGATAGCAACAATGTCGGCAAAGCCATTCATTTTTCCGAAACTCATATCACACCTTCCAATCTCGGTCGAGCCGTAAAAGAAGGTTGACCGTGTTCCAGACTTGCTGTCCGGCTTGCACATTGTCGGCAAAGAAACCGCCTGTGGAGCCGTCACGGGACTCGTAAAAATGCGATGCCAACATAATCACTGCCTGTTCGGTAGTGGCTGGCATCGCATTCTCGGAGTAGTGTCCCGCAGGGATATGCTGATAACTTTCTGCATAAGAAACGGCGGCAGTGATGAAGCGTTCAATCAGCCCATCATCTGCCGAGTGTTCCAGAATCAGATTCTCTTTGACCTTGGGAAGAAGTTCACTCATCACTGCCACCTCCAATCTTAGGCAGTAGCCATCTTGAGAACCTTAACTGCTTCGGGGAGAACCAGCTTGCCGTCCACACGCTCCTTGGCAACGAAGCCAACCATGCCGTTACCGGCGAAGAGTTCCTTCAGTTCCGCAAAGGAACGAGTGCCACGGTCACCGATGTTGTAGTAGTTGTAGTCACCGAAGGCAACCGCAGGCATACCCGCAGTGATTACAGGGAAATAAGGAGAGGTGTAAACCTCGTAGCCCAACAGTCTGCCGGGTTCGCCTGCCTGGATGGAATCCTGCCAGAGGTAACGACCGTTCTTGTCAGTCAGCTTGCGGATGGCTGCCAGAGTCTGATCGTTGCAGAGGAACTTGGCGTTCTTGCGGTAGGGACGCTTGAGGGAGTACACCAGGTCGATGAGTTCATCGGAAGTGATCTCGGTCGCAGAAGCGGCAGTCACACCGATTTCAGCACCGCCTTCATCGGCAAGCAGACCCAAAGGCTGACCTGCGCCGGTACCGTTGATGAAAGCATCCTCTTCGGCATTGGCGAGAGCCTTTGCAAACTGACGGAGGATGTACTTCTCAAGCTGGAAAGCATTGTCGTACAGAAGTTCCTCGGTCACCTTAACGGCAACGTGCAGCTTGTGGGCATCCAGGTTGATCTGGGCGAACTTCGCATCACCCCAGGTGAGTTCCTCGCCCTCATCGATCCAGGCTGCCGCAGGCTTGGTGGCTGCGATATTGATCTTACGCTCACCGCTGGTAGTGATAGTGTGACCCAGCTTACGGAAGATGTTCTCCTCGGTCAGAGCCTCAATGAGGCGGGAGTCATACTCTTCGGGAACCAGGTAGCCACCATCGGCATCAACGCCCTCCTGGAGAATATTGGACACCTGGCGGAAGTTGGTGCGGAGTGCCTTGAGCATACCGTCCTTATAGGCATCGGATGCACGGCCGGTCTGTGCCTTCTGACCGTCCGCAGGCTTGCCGTTCATGGGCTTTTCGGTGATGGGAGTAGAAGTGGGCTTGGAAAGCTGTGCATCCATAGCGGACATCGCTTCCATACGCTCGATTTCAGCACCGTAGTCCTGAACCTTCTTTTCCATCTGGGCATAGGTCTTGGCATCCTCATCGGAAAGCAGACCGTCCTTGTCGCGCTTGGTCTCTACAAAAGCCTTTGCAGCTTCCCAAGCCTGGTTACGCTTTTCGCGCAGTTCGTTGATAGTCATAATAAATTACCTCCAATTTTTAATGAGATTGAGCCGATCCATAAGGTCATCGGCTCTGTGTTTGTGGGTGGGTTTGGGTTCGATTGCACACTTGGTGGCAATCTTGTCCATGAGGGAATTGACCACGTTGGCCTTGGAATACAGCATGGAGACTGTAGGTGCTTCCACATCCTCGGTATCGGCGGAACGCTTCATGATTTCGTCAGCAAAGCCGAGTTCAACGGCTTTATTGGCATCCATCCAGGTTTCGGCATCCATGAGGTGGGACAGCTTTGCACGGGACAGCCCGGTCTTGATTTCGTAGGCATTGATGATGGAATCCTTAACGCTGCCAAGCATATCGATGGCTTTCTGCATTTCGCCGGAGTCACCGAAGGCAATCGTCATGGGGTTATGGATCATCAGCATGGATACCGGGGACATCAGAACCTTGGTGCCTGCCATAGCGATAACGGATGCTGCGGAGGCAGCGATGCCGTCAATCTTGACCGTGACATTTCCCTTGTAGTCCATCAGCATATTGTAGATTTGGGCCGCCGCAACGCAGTCACCGCCGGGACTGTTAATCCACACGGTGATGTCGCCGGAGCCTGCCATCAACTCATCCTTGAAAAGCTGTGGAGTGACATCGTCATCAAAC